TGTATAAGGATGAATCTTTTAAGAAAGATAAAGTTATAGAAAGTAAAATGTATGAGTGTCATGATGATCATTTTATAGCATATAAAGGTATTAGATCAGATAGATATTCAAAATTTAACTTTCAATACCAATATCTAAAAGGTGAAACATATACTTGTCATGCTGACTATTCTATTGAAGAAAATTCTTTTGGATTATCGGTTTGGACTAAAGAAGAAGCAACAAACTATTGTGATGAATTAGTAGTTAAATGTAAAATTTACTATAAAGATGTAGCAAGAATGGTTCACCATAACGGTAAAATTAGATGTAGCAAAATTACAATCCTAAATTAATTATCATTAATTAAAAAATAATTTGTATATTTGTAAAAAAAAAAAAAAATGTTAATAGATACATTAAATAAACAATATGAAAACGCGAAGGTAAAAAAATGGAATAAAATATTTTTTGCTATAGATTGTCATGATACTATAGTTAAAGGTAATTATGTTACCGATGTTTTACCAACAGAATTTTTAAAAGATGCAAAAGAAACATTACAAATGTTATCTAAACGAACAGATGTATGTCTTATATTATATACATGTTCACATGAAGTTGAAATTATTAAATATTTAGAATTTTTTAAGAATTTAAATATTAAATTTAGTCATGTTAATAAAAATCCTGAAGTTCCTAATACAGCATTAGGGTGTTATACTGATAAATTATATTTTAATATTTTATTAGATGATAAGGCTGGTTTTTTAGAAAGTGATTGGTTGGTTATAAAAGAATTTTATACAAATAAACCAGAATTAATATGAAATATTTAATTAAAATTTTAACTATAATTATTATTTCATTATTATTATCATATATAACATCTTATGAATTAATAAGTGATATGAATAATTATGAATATAAGATTAGAGCTATTAAAACAAATAACAAACAAACAACTTTTGTATTAAATGATAAAAAGAGAAAACCACGGTTATATTTAAATAAAACAACTAATAGTTTATATATGTTATCTAAATGTAATTGTGACACTATTTTAATATCTGATAATATTAAATCTATTAAATTAATTAAACAATATAAAAATATAAAAAATGAAAAATAAAATTGAATATGATCCTTTTGTATTACGTCAATTTGAACCTAAAGCATCTGGAACAAGAATACCTTTAGAGTATAAAGAAAATTTATTAAATTATATAAATGATAAATATCATCAATATAAATTAATAAATTCAGATAATGAATTTTGTAAATATTTGATTATAGAAAATAATATAGATGATATTAAAACAGCAGTAATTAAATTATCTTTAGATATTAATCAATTTATACAAACAGATTATGTATCTAGAAATAGTTTAGAATTACCTATTTTATCTAGAGTTGTTAAATTACCATCTTGGTATGAAATACCTAAAGCTAAATATTTATGTATTATTCTTTATTCTAGAGAACAATTAAAAAAAGAGTTTTATTCTAAAGAATCAAATAAAGATTTAGATTTTTATTTAGATACCGATGTAGAATATGGTATTGTAGCTATTCAATCAAATAATAACCCATCACCAGATCCGTATGTACCTATTACTATAATGAGAAATGCACTTGGTATGGAAGAAGGTGGAAATGGTGTAAAATTAAATAGAGAATTGTATTTAAAATCTGTAGAATTTTGGAAAAATAATATTATTATCGGATAAAAATAAGCTTATTTTTAGTCGAGTAGAAATTATAAATTAAAAAGTATGAATAGTATTAGATTAAATAATTGTGTGAAGTGTAACAACTGCCGAGTAAATAATAGAGGCAAAGACCATGAAGAGCGGCATTTTTTTATTGAATGTGAATTAAATGTATGGGAAGGACAACGAGGTGTGAGAATATCTGAACAGTTCGCTGCCATACCTAATAATTGTCCGTTAATTGAAAAACAAGAAGAAAATTAGTCTAAATAAATATTTTATATATTTATTTATTTTTTAATAAAAAACATTTATAAATATTTAAAAATTAAGTAATTAATCTTAATTTAAATATTTATAAATGTTTTTTTGTATATAATTTATTTTGTTAAAAAAATATATAAAAATAAACAAAATAAGTTATGCCATCAATAGGAATAAACGAAATATTAGCAGGGTTAGGTATATTTTTAACTACTTATATTATAAGTAATATAAAATTACGAGAAGGTGTAACTGAATGGTTTGTTAATTTTATAGGGAAAAATAATTACGATATATCACAACATAATATTATAGAAGACATAAAAAAATTAATATTTGAATCAATTTTAAATGAATATGATAATAAATTAAAAACAGAATTATATCATTTTTATACAAATTTAGTTTTAGAGACAATGAGTGATTTTTCTAAATTAATTATAGAAAAAGAAAAAAAATTATCTTTTCAAGAATTAAAATCTTTTATAAAAAATAATATGTATGATAAATTTGGTAAAATGAATATAGATATAGATAAAAATATATCTATGCCTAAAGATTTACAAATTAAATTTGATAAATTAAATAATTATTTAACAAAACAACATACATATTCTATAGATAATGCTTTACAATCACCTAATAAAAAATTATTATTAATACAAGTTTTAGATGCAATTTATCATAATAGTAGATGGTTTTTATTTTATACAACAGAAATGTTTGAAAATTTTAATGGTCATTTTGATAAATTATCTAAAAAAGATATATTTTTATTTTAAAACTATTTTGTTTTATTTTTATATAATTAAAAAAACTAAAACAAAATGAAAAATATAGAAATTTTACAAATGAATGATATTATAAATAATAATATCAATAAATTAAGTATATTAAAAGGTAAAAAAATATCAATTGTTATTTTAAATAATTTAAAATTAATTAAATCTGAAGTAGAAAAAATTAATTCATATACACAACCATCTGAAGATTTTTTAGAATATGAAAATAAAAGAATAGATTTATGTAATAATTTTACTAAAAAAAATGAAGATGGTACAATAGTTGAAAAATTAAATAATAATGGCCAACAAGAATTTGATATTAATGTTGAAGATCCTTTATGGATAAACGCTATTTCTGAATTAAAATCTGAATATACTAATACATTAAATAATAGAGAAGAACAAATAAAAAAATATAATGATGTATTAAATACAGAATCAGATATAGTATTTGAAAAATTAGAAATTTCAGATTTACCAGATGACATATCATTAGAAGTTTTAAGTATTTTACAATTTTTTATAAATATGTAAAATAATTTTATATTTGTAAAATAATTTATATATTTGTATTATGAACAAAATATTAGAAAGAAAATCAAGACATTTATCAAAAATTTTAAGACATGATACAGAAGGTCTTAATATTGATGATAAAGGTTGGATTAAAGTATCAGATATATTAAATCATTTATCTATATCTTTGTTAGATCTAGAATATATAGTTAATACTAATAATAAAAAAAGATTTATATTTGATAATTTTAAAAATAAAATAAGAGCTACACAAGGACATTCTAATGGTATAGCTATAAAAAAAGAATTTATACAATTAAAAACATTAAATTCTAATATTATATTATATCATGGTACAGATAAAAAAACAGCAGAAATAATTTTAAACGATAAAATTATTTCTGGATCTAGAAATCATGTACATTGGACTAGTGATATAGAATTAGCTAAGAAAAGAGCTAATCAAAAAAATAATAAAACTAAAAGTGAACCAGTTTTAATTATTTTAAATCATATAGAATATTTAAAAAATAATATAATATATTTATCTGAAAATAATGTATATTTAACAGATAATGTAGATAAACATTATCTATCTATAAAATATATGTAAAAAAAAAAAGAATGATTTTAAAATCATTCTTTTTTTTTTTTATTTATTTTTTTTCTTCTTAAAAGATTCAAAATCTAATATAAAAGATTCATTTGTATCTTCTTCTTGAACTTCTTCTGAATCATCTTGAACTTCTTCTGAATCATCTTGAACTTCTTCTGAATCATCTTGAACTTCTTCTGAATCATCTTGAATTTCTTCTGAATCATCTTGAACTATATCATCAACTGAGTCTATTTCTGGTTCTTCTACTTCTTCTGTTTCTGAACCTTCTATAGATTGAGAATACGTATTATTAGATAATTCTTTTCCAGAAGCATCGATTATTTTTATTGACATAGATTCTTCGTCATTATTGATCTCTATATCAAATCCTCCTATTTGAATTTTCATATATTTTTAGTATTTATTTTTATATATTAAAATTTATTATTATATTTGTAAAAATAAAAATAAACAAATAAATTATAAAAATGATTAAAGTATATAAAAAATCAGAAAAAGAATTTAATATTAAAGTTGATGATGTTTTAATTTATCAAACAGATAATGCTTTATGTTCAGTTAATGATATTATTAATGAATTAAATTTGACATCTTTATATGGTAAAGTACAAGTATTTAATATTGACTTTTTAAGTGCACCACAACAAGAACAATCTAATACAAAAGAATCATTAGATGATGTTATTAATTCATATAATAACGGTTTAGACGCTGTTAGAAATGTGGTTAATGAAGATTATGATTCTGATGAAGACTATGATTCTGATGAAGATTATGATTATGGTTTTGATGAAGATTATGATTCTGATGAAGATTCTGATGAAGATTATGATTCTGATGAAGATTATGAATCTGATGAAGATTCTGATGTAATTCGACCAGGTAAACAAGGTTTCGAAATTGGTAAATTGGTATATATTGATGATATTAAATCTTATGGTGTAAATACACCTGAAGTTAATGGTGGTGTTGTTGTTATTGAACATATATCAACTATTGCGAATCAAGAAGTATTTACTGTTGAATCAATTCCATCTATAATTTTTTCATGGACTACATTAAAAATGGAACAAAATAATTTATATAATAAATTTGGTTTTACACCAGCCAGACTTGTAATGTAAAAAATATAAAATATAAAATATATAAAAAGAGTATCAATATTGATACTCTTTTTTTTTAAACTTTAATTTGTTTTAATAATATAAATAATAAATTAAAACAAAGTATATGATTAAAAGTTTTACACCAATGATAATTGAAGAATCAAACGAAAATTCTTCAATTATTTCAGTATTTGATAGATTAATGAAAGATAGAATTATCTTTTTAGGTGAAGGTATTAATGATTTTATAGCAAATACTATTAACGCACAATTAATATATTTAACGTCTATTAGTTCTGAACCAATTTGGTTATATATTAATAGTCCAGGTGGAGATGTTTATTCTGGATTGGCTATTTATGACACTATACGTATGATAGATGCACCAGTTTATACATGTGTAATGGGATTAGCGGCATCTATGGCATATATATTAGCAATTGCTGGAGAAAAAGGCCATCGTTACGCTTTACCTAATAGTAAAATGATGTTACACCAACCATTATCTGGAATAGATTTTTCACAAGCTACTGATATAGATATTCATAATAAAGAATTACAATCTATTAAAAAAGATTTAATACATATTATTGCTGAAAATACTGGACAATCTGTTTCTAAAGTTAAAAAAGATTGTGAACGTGATTATTGGATGAAAAGTGATGAAAGTATTAAATATGGTTCTATAGATGAAATAAAAATAAAAATGAATTAATTTTTATATTTAAAATTAAATATATATAATTGTAATATAACAAAATATGGGGCATTTTGGAGTTGATCATTAAGTTATTTAAAAATAAGCATGTAGTGACAAGTATAAATCACTTAAAAAAGAATACAAAACAATAAATGCAAACACAAAAAACTCTGCTTTCTCAAAAATTGCAGAAGCCTTAGCTCCAAGTTCATTTTCGAATGAAGTTATCTCTACCGAAGATAACGTACTTATGGCAGCTTAAGTCGATCTGAAAAGATAAAAACGGTTTAAAGTTGGTAATTTACTCTGAAAATTACAAAAAGATTTTATATATTTAGAATAAAATATATTATTTGTTAATTAGAAAATTAAATATTTTGTTTTTATAGAAATTAAAACTAAACATGTAGAAAATTTATTAGGTGTTTATTGAAACGTGGGTTCGAATCCCACATGTTCCACAAAATCTCAATACTTAATTGTATTGAGATTTTTTTATTTATAATAAAAAAATCATATAATTGTAAAAATTAACATAACATGAAAAATTATTATTATAACTTATTTTATATAAATTATCTTTTTAATAAAAAATTTAGATCTAAATTAATTTTATTATTTATTATTTTAATTATATCATATTTAACTTTTTTAATAGGATATAAACAAAGAGATAAATTAATTATATCAAATAATTCTATAATTACTTCTTTAAAAGAAGATACATTAATATTGAATAAAAATATTAGAGAATATGATTTAGATTTAAAAGCATATAATACAATTATAGAAGATAAAGATTATTTAAGATATATGGCATTTAAACATTCAGATATAGTTATACCGAAAAACTTTAATCATGATGATTTAAAATTAATTTATAGATTATCTATAAAATTTAAAATTCCACAAAGATACATATATCGATTAATTCAAAAAGAAAGTAGATTTAAACCGGGTTTAACAAGTTCAGCTGGAGCCAAAGGTTATATGCAAATTATGCCTGGTACATTTAAAGCTATTAAAAAACGATATGAAAAAAAATATGGATCTATTAATTCATATTCTACTAATCAACAAAATATTATAGTTGGTACATATTATTTATCTTATTTATGGGACAAATATCATGAATGGGATTTAGTATTTGCATCATATAATGCTGGATCAGGTAATGTTGAAAAATATGGTAATAAAATACCTAATTTTACTGAAACTAAAAATTATGTTAAATTTATAACAAAAAAATGACAAATAATATATTAAATAATATTATTATTAGTACACCTGAATCATTATTACTGATGAAAGTATTTAATTATCATTTAGAGTATGAAAAAAAATTTAATAATTGGATTAATAATAAAAAAATAGAAATATTAGATATTAAAATTTTTAATAATGATATGATATACATCTATAAAGAAATTAAAAAATGAAAAAGAAAAGAATATATGTAGATATGGATGGTGTTTTAGCTGATATATCTAAAAACATTAAAAAATATAAAATTTTATTTCCTACACAACCATATCCACAATCACAATACGGATTTTTTATGGATATGGATCCAATAAAAGATTCTATTGAAACCGTTAAATTATTAATGACCAAATATGATGTTTGGATATTAACCGCACCAAGTTGGAAAAATCCTATGTGTTTAGCTGAAAAAAACTTTTGGATCAGAAAGTACTTTGGTATTAATTTTTGTGAAAAAATAATTATATCTTCAGATAAATCATTATGTATAGGTGATTATTTAATAGATGATAATAAATCAGGTCGAGGTCAAGATAGATTTACTGGTGAATTAATACTTTTTGGATCTACACTATTTCCTAATTGGAAAATTATTAAAGAATATTTATTATGACAAAAAATAATAATAATGAAAATGTATTATTTCATACTATATCTTATAATTATTATGATGATACATCTTTAGAAGATAAAGTTAATAAGTTTTTAAAAGATAAAATATTAATTAGCTCAAATACTGTAGTTAGAGGTGGTGATATTTATACTTATATATTTTATAAACATAAAAAAAAATAAATAAACAAAAAATGATAAGAAAATTTAAACATTTAAAGACAGGTATAATAGGTACTAATGATTCAAAAATAGACTATTTTTTACACTTTGAAAGAGGTAATGAAATTTTTAAAACCAATGAATGTATATTTATGGACTTTATAGAAGACTCTAATGATTGGGTTGAAGTAAAAGAAGATATTGTAAAACCTACTAATTGGTTTGAAAGTAAACAAATTGAAACTTGGATAGGTTTAATTGATGATGATGATGAATCACAAGGAGGAAGAGCGAAATTAATTGTTTTACACCAATGCGGAAATCATAATGATGTTTTGATAGATCAATTAAAAACAATGATTTTAGAAATAGAAACTAATGGTGAAATTTTTTCTTGATAATCATTTATAAATGACAACTATAGTTAATATAAATAATACAAAAAGATATGATGTATATTGTGGTCGAGGTAGTAAATGGGGTAATCCATTTACACATATAAAAGATAAAGAGACTAAAGCACTTTATATAGTTAGTTCTAGACGTGTAGCTATACAAAAATATGAAGAATGGATCTTAACTCAATATCAATTATTAAATTCATTAGAAGAGCTAGAAAATAAAATATTAGGATGTTTCTGTGTACCAAAATCATGTCATTGTGAAGTTTTAGTAAAATTAATAAATGAGAAAAAAATTAAATCTATATTTTAATGACAAAACAAAACAAAAAAAATATAATAAATAAAAAAGATTTAAAATATATTACTTTTAGTAATAGAGTGGATGTTAATAAATTTTTATCTGAAAATAATATAGAAATATTACATATAAATGAAACAACTGACAGATATTATGGATATACTCATATTTTATATAAAGAATTATGAAAACATATATAGGTAAAATAACTAAATTAAATACAAATCAAATATTTGTATTTGGATCTAATACACAAGGTAGACATGGTAAAGGTGCGGCTTTAGATGCTGTTAAAAATTTTGGTGCTATTTATGGACAGGCTAAAGGTTTACAAGGACAATCTTATGCGATAGTTACTAAAGATTTAACTAAAAAAATTCATCCAAGTATTAAACAATCTAGTATTAAATATCAAATTCAAGATTTATATAATTATGCTGATGAAAATGAAGATTTAGAATTTTTAATAGTATACAATGGTAAAGGAACTAATTTAAATGGATATACCAATCTTGATATGGCTAAAATGTTTTATAAAGCATCATTACCTGAAGGATTTCCTAAAAATATAGTATTTGAAAAAGAATTTTATAATTTAATATTAGAATATAAAACTAAATCTATATTTTAAGTCTATCATTTTAATATATATTTTAATATGCAATACCAACGTTTTTTAGAATTAAAAACAGAATCTAAAACATATACAAGTAATAAAGAAATAGAATTATATTTAATTAATTCTGATTTTTATTGGTTATTAGAATGTGAATTAGATTCTGTAAAAATAGAAATTATAGATAATATCTTATATTGGAATAATGGTATTTTTTATTATGGTGATTGGAAATGGGGTATTTGGAAAAATGGTGAATTTAGATTTGGTACATGGAATGGTGGTATTTTTTATAATGGAACTTTTAAAGGATATTGGATTCGTGGTGTTGAAAAAGGTGGCACAATTAAAAAATTAAAAAATAATAATGATTAAAGAAATTCATTGGTTTGATTTAGATTATACATTGTGGAATACTAATTCTAAATGGTGGATTATAGATAAAATGAATCCTAAAAATTTTATATTAAAAATTTCACAATATGAAGGACAATTAATTTTAAATGGTAATTATATTGAAGATAATAATAAAATCACATATAATGGCCTTACTGGTTGGATAAGTAATGAATTAATTACAGAAATTAAACAAAAAAAAGATATAGATTTAAAAAATATAGGATTAAGTTTCAGAGAATATGTAGATCCTAAATTAATACAAAAACAAAGCGAAAATTTATTTATTTATATAGATCGTTTACAAGATATTAAAACTAAATCCATAAATGTTTTAACAGCTAGACCTAATAAAGAAGCACATAAAGAATTATTAAATGATTTAACTAATAATTTAAAAAAAATAAATATTAATATAAATGAAGCAATATTTGTCAATGATTTAAATAATAAAAAATTATCAGGTTCTACACCAGAAAGAAAATTACAAATTTTAATTCAATCTTTAATAGGATATGAAATAAAAAATAATTCTTTTAATTCGATGATGTGTGACAGCTGTGATATTTGTTATTTCTATGATGATGAAGATAAAAATATTGATCAATGTAAATTCATTAATGATAAAATAAATCTTCTACTAACCAAAACACAACCATGGCTAAAACAAAGAATAGAAGAAAATTTAAAATTTAATAAGAAAAAACTAATTACAAATTTAGTTACTAGTAATGAAATGAATCCTTTTATTACCGAAATTATTGAAATAAAATTAAATTAATTTTTTTAATATATATATAATAATTAAAAAAAATATATTAAAAAAAAATGATAACAACTATTAATGAAATGCAAGAGTTTGAATTATTTAAAAAATTCAAACAATTAGAAAAAAAGAATTTAAAATCTAAACCATCTAATATTAAAAGAAAAAAATTAAATGAAGGTATAGATATAGCACTAGAAGATACAGATATGTGTTCTTTTGTTGGTATTAATTCACTAGGTGAAGAATGGACAGTATATGTTACATCATATGATAGCACATTAATGTTCCAAAAAGTATTATCACATGAAGAAGAATTAAATGAAGAAGCACCATCTTACACACAATTAAGTTTTGGTGAATTTGTTAATGTTATTAAAACATTTTAATTAACGATTTGAGATTGAAATAGTATCTCAATTTTAGGACCGTTTGCAGTTATGCAAACATGACCACTAAGAATTCGCTATCTTAGTGGTTTTTTTATTACACAAGAAACGTATTTAATAATATATAAAATAAAAAAATAAATTATATTATTAAATATGAATGATGAAAATGAAAATATAGATGAAAATGAAAATGATCATTTAATGAATTTTATAAAAAATTCTGAAGAACCAGTACAAAAAATAGAATTACAAAATATAGATAATTTTGGTGATAATAAAAAAGTAAAAGTAGATTATATTGAAACTACTGCTGATTCACAATGGAAAGATATAGAATTAAAATATTTACCTTATGGTAAATTTTATCCTGTTAATACACATATTTCTATTAGAGCAGCTAAAACATCAGAAATTCAATCATTTGCAACTACAAATGAACATAATCCATATGAAGTATCTTTAAAATTAAATGAATTACTTTCAGCGTGTATTAAAATTACATATAGTGATGGTTCATATGGTACATATAAAAATATTATTGATGGTGATAGAAATACATTAGCTATTATTATATCTAAAGCTACATCAGCAAATGGTGTAAAAGTAGAAAAGAAAGTAGTATGTGATAATTGTAATGATAAGTCAGAACAAAGTATTGAATTTATTCCAGCTAATTATGAATATGTAAATGAAAATGAATTAATTAAAGATTATTTTAATCATACTTCTAAAACATATGATTTTCCTTTAGAAGATGGTACAATTATAAAATTAGCACCACCTACTATAGGATTAACTGAATCAGTTAATAAATACGTATTTGATAAAACTGTTAAAAGTCAATCAGAAGGTAAATTAATACAACCTAACACTACATTTATGTTAGCAATACAATATATGAAAGCTGGACAAAATGTTAAATATTTATCTAATGAAGAATTAGAACAAGAAGAATATAAATTTTCATTAATGAATAAAGACCATTTTGCTTTTATTTATGAAACTATAGATTATATGGATTTTGGTATTAAAAAAGTAAAATGTAACTGCAAAACTTGTGGATCGGAGATGTCAACGCCCTTTCGTTTCCCAAACGGAGCTAAATCTCTTTTCATTGTTCAAAATGCTTTCAACAAATTTATTCGAAAATAAATTCGAATTTATGATGCAATGTCCACAACAAAATTCAGAAATATTAAATTTACCATTTGCTGAATTTGAATTGTATATTGAATTATTAAATAAACGAAACGAAAAAGCAGAAAAAGAAAGAAAAAAACAAGAAGGTCAACAAACAAATAGTCCTTCGACAAATTATAAAGGACCAAATTTTAATAATATTAAAATGCCTTCCATTCCTAAATTTTAAATAAAAAAAAAAAACATCTAATTAATTAGATGTTTTTTTTTTCAGTATTTTCTTTTATTTATTTAATATATAAATAAAAAGTAATATTTAAAAATATTATTTTAATACTTATAAAAATATATATTAAATTATGGCATATCCACATTTCCAACAAGTTTTATCACATAGTGAAAATTTTGAACCAATACATAAAGCATTATTTGAGTTATCATTTGATTTGCCTCCTATTTTAGGTAAAACAGTAGAAGAGGCTAAATTAATGTTAGAAAATGCTCGTAATATTACATTACCTACAACTCCAGATATTGAAGTTGCAGTACAACGTTTTAAATATTCTACTAGAGCATATGTAACATTACCAGATAAAACACATAATCCTGATATTTCAATTAATTTCAATTTAAATCAAAATAATCAAAATTCTATATTCGTATGGAAAATTTTAAAAGATTGGTATGATTTAGTATGGAATTCACAAACAGGTGAAACACATACTAAACAAGAGATTATAGGAAATATTATAGTTAATGTACATGACAAAAAAGGTAAAGTAATTAGACGTGTAACATATCATAACTGTCAAATCATTGGTTTATCTGAAATGGAATTCACTTGGGATTCTCCAACAGAAATTTTAGAATGTACTGCTAAATTTGTATCAGATTATTGGACTGACTTATATATCTAAACTTATTAATAATCAATGAGTTATATATTTAAACTTTTTATATAATTTATAATATAATAAAAGACACTGACATAGTAAGTGTCTTTTTAAGTATAAAAAAAAAAAAATGAAACAACAAATTTTAAATATATTACAGCCATTTATAGATAGTGGAAAAAAAATATCTAATCAGTTAACTATTAAATTTTGGAAAAGTAATGGTTTATATGAACAAATTCTAAATTATGGTATACAATATAATTTAGAATTTAAATCTTTATCTGAAATTATTTATTGTATTATTAATGATATTACTATTAAACCTAAATGTAAATGTGGTAATAGTATTTCATTTTTTAATTATAATAAAGGATATAAATCTTTTTGTTCTAGAGAATGTGGAACTACGGACAAGGATAAAATAAAAAAAGGTATATTAAATTATACTATAATTGGTGGTGCTTCTAAACTTTTTAATTATTTTAAAAATAATTTTGAGTTTAATGAAATAATATCTTATGCGGATAGAAGTTGGAGTAATGGTAAATTATATGACTATTTAGGATTTAAGTTTATTAAAAATACAATACCAAATTACTATTGGATAGTAAATGGAATTAAACATAACAGATTTAACTTTAGAAAAGATATTTTGATTAAGAATGGTTTTTTATTAAAAGGTGAATCAGAGGTTCAATGTATGCACAGACTAGGTAATTATAGATTATATGATTCTGGTTCTAAACTTTATAAATATTCAATATTATAAAAAAAAATACATAAAAAATCTAAAACAGACAAAACTTTTTTAATATATACTTATATAACAATTATGAAACATTTAACAATAATATCAATTTTAATTATGACGTGTCTTTTACAGACAGTAAGTCTTTTTATATGTTGATATTTTATATCTAAAATATTTTTTAAAAAGACTTAAATTAATTTAAGTCTTTTTTTTTGTTTTATATTTTTATTATTAAAAAAAAATATGTATATTTGTAAAAATAAAAACAAATAAACAAATTAAAATGGCAATTAAAGTAAACGCATTAGGAAGATTAAAGGAATTTAATAGAGCATATTTATCAGATTCTACTTATATTGTAAGACATAAAGATAATAAATTAGATGCATTAGTTTATGCTGATAATGATACTAATAACTCTGATCGTGTTAGAAGTTCTTTCGCTAAAATCTATGGTGTTAAATTTGTTGATGTTAGATGTAGCAGATTGAAAAATTATAAAGGTTAATAAAGATTTAACCAATACGTTGTTTGAAATTATAAAAAGAGAAGTTTCTAAATCAAGAAACTTCTCAAAAAAACAAAATGGCCCGGTGGTGGAATGGGAGACACGCAGCACTTAAAATGCTGTTCTACGGAGTCCGAGTTCAAGTCTCGGTCGGGCTACTCTAATTAAACTAGTTTATGAACAGTGATATGATGTGTGATCCATTAGTAGAAAAAAAGATTAAATTAATTTAATCTTTTATAGGAATATAGCTCAGTTGGTTAGAGC